AGGGCTGGTTGATGTCGGTCATGGGCGGGGTCTCTTGGTTAGTTTTGGAGTTGTTTTAGGGTGGGCATCACAAAGATCCTGACGCAGTTAAAATCCAATTTGTTCCGTCATACTCAACGTCGCACCATTGCCCGGTTGATAATGCTTTAAGCGGCCCGCTTCCGACGTTCAGGTTAAACGCGCCAGTGGCTCCTGCGGTGCGAGTTATGCGGAACTTGCAACCGCTGAATGCGTTGGTTGTTGACAGCGTAACAGCACGGTCTGCAGTCAGTGGCGAAGCCCAAACATTGGTCCCGAGCGAACCTAACGGCGATAGAGTTGCTCCGCTGTCGCCCCAGTTTGCAAAAGTACCAGGCACGCGTTCAGAAATAGGTCGCCACGTTCCCGGTGTTCCGGCAGCAGTACAAACCCATCCTATGGGCAGCCCCCAGTCGACAGCGCTATACCATACAATGTCGCCGACTTCCCACGTGCCCGTAGTCGGTATTGCGTTTGCGTATATCTCGCTGCGCTGCTTGATGCCCGTCGAATACGTTTGAGTCGCGCCTCCTGCAACGGTGTTGCCATGTACCCGCGTTAGCCTTCGGGCACTGGTTGATCCGCTAATGAGCGCCTGCGTTGCTGTACCGATGTACTGGTGGACGTTGTTTTCGTACACCAAACCAAACGCATCGGCAATTTCGTTTACGCCGTCCTGCCAGTATCCGTTCTGTACCGTCAATCCTCTAGCAGTGCTGTCAGCATACAAGTTGCGAAGTTTGTTGCCCTCGGCATAGCATCCGATCAGTGCGGCACCCCACGTGTGCTGGATAACAACGCCAAAGGCGGTGGTCACTCCGGCCGGGTAGCCATTGCTGGTGAAGTCGCACGAAGTAAACGTGACGCCCAAATTCTCTTGGTTTGCGCTTCCAGATACATGCGCGCCAGAGTAACCGTCTGTGCGCGAGTTTCCGTTGAAAACACAGTGATCGAAATGCAGCGCGTTTCCTGCGCGATAAACGTAGCAACCGTGCTGGTAGTTTTGGGCACAAATGACTTGCTTAAATGATGAGCTGTACGCTTTTTCTAGGTAAATTCCGTGCCAGCCGGTATTCGTAACCCATATGTTTTCCAAGTACACTTGGGCTTGAATTACGTGAAAACCATTTCGCGAACTTGCGGTACCTTCTACGTTGAGGTTTGCAAATCGTATTTGCTTGTCGTAGTTTTGCGTGAATGGGCTGTTGATAACTTCGATCGCGTGGCCGGTGCCGGCGTTTTGTATGCGAGTCGCGCCTCCACCGTTGTTGCTGTTATCCCAGCTATCGCCTTCAATGTTGTACGAAAACCTCGGATCAACCGACAGCGCGGACGTGATTTTGTACGTTCCCTTCGGAATATATCCTCTGCCGTTTTTGCAAGCGTTTAAGAACGCTTGAAGCGCAGCAGTATCATCCGCAACCCCGTTCCCCACCGCCCCGAAGTCCTTAACGCTCACCACGTCCCGCAGCTTCGACTCCACCGTCCTCGCCACCGCGCTGGTGCCTGCGGGGTTGTAGGTGATCTCTGAGGCGTTGTCCGGGAAGTCCAGATTGTCCTGCAGATAGTCCTGCAGCAGATTGACCGACATCTTCCTCGCATCACCGCCGCCAGCGTAGTAGGTCGGGATCTGGTTGCCGCCTGATACTTCGTCGATCGACGGGAGCTGGTTGATAGTCGGCATGGATTATTTCCTCGAAAGCGGCTCGGTCGTGATGGCTCTTAGCAAAACCACCGCCACAGCAATGATACAACCAACAGCCGCTTGTCCGGCAGGCGGCAAGGGCAGTGCAAAGACGAATCCCTGAAGGACGCTAAGGATCGCGACTGCGACTGCGAACAGAACGGTGCGGGAGCGCAAGAGTTGCTTGAGGGTTGGCATGAATTTACCTCAGAGATTTATAACCGTAACCGCGCCGCTTATGTAAAGCTCATAGGTTCCGCTAGTTACCATTGACGCGGAACTGACAACGCCTGCATTCGACGTGTAAAGCTGTATCCGAGGAGGTGAAGAAGCAGTGTTAACCAATCCAAACATTTGTGCGCCTGCAGACAAAGAAATACCGGTGCTAATCACAGACACAGGAATGAATGCCGGAACGTTAGCGCTAATGGAACCTTGAATAGAATTGAGTGCCAAATTTGGAAGGTCAATATATATCTGGCCTGTTCCGGTATGCGCAGACCATGCGATCTGCGCGGCAAAAGAAAGCACGCCGTTCGTGAGTGTGTAAACGCCTTTTTGCGTTGTGTAAGTTCCAGAACCTGCTGTTGATCCGCCATAAATTGTTGGCGTAAAAAGATCTGTCGAAGAACTAGTTGATGTCACAACGCCATTAATAGTGACGTTTTCAAGTCTATTCCCAAATTTAATCGCTGCGTTGTTCGTGAAATTTGTCCCGTTCGCCTCAATATCGCCGCCGATCACAACGTTGCGATTTGCTTCTGTGTCGAAATACAAACCAGACCCAGTGTTGGCCTCCAGAAGCGGACAAATAATTACGTTTCCTAGATTGGCATTGTTAATGTAAAGCCCGTGGGAAGTATTGTGATGACAGAACGGAGCGACCAGCATGCCTGCATTGGCGTTTGGATATGTCCCAGGCGCATCATTTAAGTTGATTCCATGTCGGCCGTTCCCGCTAGACTTTGCGTGTTCAATGTAAAACGAGTTCGGGTAGCTTCCGACGACATCTGCACCAATTCTGATTCCGTCGCGTCCCATCAAGTAAATGTATGGTGAGCCAGTCCAAGAAAACGAGTTACCAGTTACCCTCAACCCGTCGCCGCCATTTCCAGCAACGCCAACGATCCCGCCGCCTTCAAATTTTGTACCGTCTGCCGCAACAACAATTGCCGTTCCATTAAGTGCTGCGGATTTCTTGATATATGAAGCCGGCAAGTCCCCCATGGCTGCGCCGGAAGAACCATCAAAGACCCAATGGGTTTTTGCCGACAGCGTGATTGTTGAGCTTATCAATGGAGTCCCGCTGATAAGTAACGGCTTTCCAGCGGATCTGGCGGCGGCATCAGCAGCAATTATTTCTGCCGTATCGTCGGCTATTCCATCACAAACAGCCCCGAAATCCTTCACCGACACCACATCACGCAGCTTGCTCTGCACAGTCCGCTCGACTGCGCTGGTTCCTGCCTGCAGGAAATTAACCTCGTCCGAATTGTTAGGCAGGTTCAGGTTGTCCTGCATGTAGTCCTGCAACTGCAGCACCGACATCTTTCTGGTGTCGCCGTTCGACTCGTCATAGGTCGGGATCTGATCAGCCGAAGTGACTTCGCCGATGCTCGAAAGCTGATTGATGGTTGGCATTAATAGAACTCCAATATGCCTTCAGGCCCGGTCTCTACGGGATCAACAGGCGGCTCGAGGAAGGGGTCATCCGCAACGCGCCAGTATTTGTTGCCTGCGCCTGCGGGCATGGTTCCGGGCATCTGCTGCTCGATCGGTGCGGTTGCGCGCTGCAGGACGGTATCGTATGCGCCCTTGGCTGCGATGCGCGTCTCGACCATGACGGCCTTGCCGTACGAGGGCGCTAATCTAAGGGCGAGGTTTAGGATTACAGCCTCGTTAGCACTGTCGGGCACGAAGGTCTCGTCGTTGATCGAGCCTTGTTCGGGCGAGGCGGGAATGGGATAGCTGAGGCGAATGCCTTTCCCATTCCAATCGGCCATCATCGCATCCAGCCTGCGCCGAGCGTATTCAAGCTGCTCCGGCGACAGGTCGAAAACGTAGGACGCCAGGCCGATCTCGGTCAGCGCTGCCTCAACGAACTGCCGTTTGGTGTACGCCACTCCTCATCACCTCGCTGATCCGACTGAGCAACACTTGATCGCTCGTCCGAGCATTGTATCCGATGCCGAGCTTTTTCGCTTGCATCTCCATCTCAGAACGGGTAGGCGGCCCGTTGTCCATGATCTCGACCACTTTGCGCTTGCGAAGCTCGCGCACGCGCGCCTTGCCTTTGAGCTTGGGATAGGCATTGATACCAGCCGCTTCGATCGCCTCCTCGACGGTTTCGAACCAGTTGCCCGTTTTCAAAGCGGCCGCCAGATCCTCCTCGTCGACAACAGTCGCGCAGCCCCAAGTCGGGTGGCTGGATGTCTTGGCGTAGGGACCAGGTGATTTGTATACGTGTCGTGGGAACGTCACTTTTTCCTCGCGGTTTTTGCTGCTTGCTTGAACGCCTTCGCGGTAGGCGCGCCTTTGGTTCCGGGCTTGCGCATCTTCTCGCCAGAGCCTTCCTTGATGCGCTCGCGCTTGGCTGCAATATTTGCGTAGAGTCCCTTCTTCACTTCTTCTTCGCCTTCGGTGCCTTGCTCGGCTTGCCTGCTTTCATGGCCGCCTCACGCGCGGTCGAAAGTGCGATCGCAATCGCCTGCTTTTGCGGGCGGTCTGACTTCACCTCTTTCGAGATGTTCTCGCTGATCGATTTCTTGCTGTAGCCTTTTTTGAGCGGCATCGTCATCTCCAAAAAAATGGGGGGCATT